CGATGTTGCCATATTTTTGTTTAATTTTTATGCTCTTATTTTATGCAAATATATTCAAAATGCATTATAGATTTTGCCATTGAATATTTAAGTTTTCCCAATTGGTAAACACCAAATTCCAAATCAATCGTTGATCAGTATAAATCCGGCCCGAAATTGTGAAATCAACCGAATACGTGGAAACGTTTTCCATTTGGCTGACCTGTTCCACATTGTTGATATATCCCAAACCATAGTAAAACATCCCGGCCGACTGAAACACCCATTGCACCTCTTTTCGTGTGATAATCCGTTCTGCAAAGTCCGTAAAATTGACCTGATCAGAATAATCCACCAACCCTTCCGCTGAAAAGGATGCCGATCGTTTACCGGCCAACACTTCCTTCCATCCCTGTGAATCTTTATTGGTAAATTCGGCCATGTCCATTTGCAAAGACATTGTGGCATTTTTGGAATGTCCTAATGCCACATCGCCTTCATACAAAACAACATTGGTGCCGTTTACTAATGCCATTAAACCGCAGGTGATTCAATTTTCGTATTAATGGTTCCGGTGTTGGTTCCGGTGGAACCGGTGGGATATAATCGCCTGTGATGGTCAAATTCAATTGCTGTGCAACCCAATCCCATGCATAATCATCCATTGTCCATTGTGTGTATGCCTCACCTGTCATTGACAAATTACCCTGTGCAACCTGTGATCCAATTGTCTGATCCTCATTTTGCGCACTCAATGAATAGTAAAACGTTGCTGAATTTCCCAACGTTACATTGACCGCATACGCATTTAAAATGGTTGCACTTAATGTTTTGCCATTGTCCCAAATGGAAACCGGTTCGATTGTTTTCATATTATAATTCTATTTCTTCTTCTATGTTTGTGAACTCAACACCCTCAATCCAATCTTTTAGGAATCCAAATTCTTCTAATCCATCCGGATTGACAACCTGTATTGCCTCAAAATCAACCTCAGTTAAATTTAATGCCTTTGATTTCTCAGTCAATTTTTTCAATCCATCTTTTGTGTACGAATAGCCTCCATTTTCTTTCAAAATTAGATTGCCATCCTTATCAACTGATGCATTGTCCAAACGGTATTCCTCGGCCTGTTCCTCGTATTTATCCAAATATGGCTTTAATTTCTCGTTAATTTTAGCCAATTTCTTTTGTGCCTTTGTCTTTTGCTCACCGGCAAAATGGCTCAATACACGTGACAAAACAATGATTTCTGCGTACTTCTTTTTCATTTTATGTTGATTTGGTTGTTTAATATGCAAATATACGATTATGGACAATACGTTGAACCATTCACCCTTTGAATTGATCCGTTGTATCCTGATGGGATTGGGATCTGTGGCCCTTGTGATATTCCATTGTAATAAAAAAATCTATTAGTAAAACCGGGCAAAATATACCTTTGTCCAACTCCTAATGTTGGAAAAATTCGTGTCCATGCTCCTGCACCCCCATCACACGGTGTTAATTGATAATATGTGTATGTAACTCCCACTAATTGGCTTTTCACCACCAATTCATTGTTTGGCACACCTACCAATGGCCCCGGTTCAATTTCAATGTACGATTGTATTAATTCCCTGCGAACGCAACGCAATGCCGATTGCCCTGATGGTGGCATTGGTAATAATTGCAAAAAAAATCCATTATCACAGGCATTTTGTAAACTATCCCACGAACACGTTTGATTTGATGCCACGTTTATCCATTGCATACTAATTCAAATTTAATTGTTTTTCTAATTCCGCAACCCTTTGTTCCAATCGTGCAATTTTAGCCGTGTGGACTTCACGATATGACAAATTCAAAAATCCATCAGCATTTTTTGTCACCGCATAAGGCATTATTTTTTCAGCATCCTGTGCAAAATATCCCAATTCAATTTTGCCATCCTTTTCATATAATTTGGCCTGTAAATTTTCAATTCCATCAATAATTGGATTGTGTTCAATTAAAGTTTTTAGGCGAAAATCTGATGATTCGAAAAATGATGTGGCTGTAACTGATCCTCTAAAAATACCGTTTCCTAATCCATTTACTCTAAAATCAATAGTGTTTCCATTTACATTAAATACCCTAAAACCACGACTATCATTATTTTCACCATAATATTTTACTTGCATCCAATATTCTGCGCCACTATTAAAACAACCAAATGTCCAATTCAAATCAGATGCAATTACAACCGCATTTGGTGCATTATATGTTCCACCTGCATAAAAATTGGCTGCATAATTTATTCCTGATGACCAAATTGTTCCTGTAACTTGAAATCTATTGCCATTGTCTGATGTTGAATTTATTAAAACATTTCCATTGGTTTCAAACGATGCCCTAATTGATCCATTTACTGAAATCCATAATTTAGGTGCAGAATAAACCTCGGAAAATGATGATGTTGAATAAATATATGTATTAAATGATCCCGCAGAAGCAAGTGTTAAAATACTTGCACCTGATCCATTAATGGTTAAATTCCCTCTATCAGATGCTGTTAAAATTGGAGATGTTGTTCCAATTGCTGTACCTAAATTGGTGATTCGTACTTGTTCTGTTCTATTGCCATTTAATGAAGGGGCAAAAATTATTGCACCATTATGAGAGCCTGCGGCATTTGTTTCTATTACACCACCTATATATGCATATTCTGCTCTTGCACTTGATGCATTATTTAATGAAAATGTTAATCCATTTCCTTGACCAACTCCCGTATGATTTCTGTAAAAAATAGAACCTCCATATGTTGAACTACTAGCCTGACTATCTGCTGTAAAAAAAGTAGGTATAGGCCCAACAACTTCTAATTTTCCAATATTTACCGTTGATGTATTAATACCAACATTTCCTGTTTCTTGAACTATAACCATGCGAGTCTGCTCACCTGTTGTTGAATTTCCTGCCCTAAAAATTAAATTAGTTCCATTATTTACAAATCCATTTCTTCTTACATCAAATGAATCTGACCAAAAACCTGTATTTGATGGGGCATAATAATTGCTTGCCGTAACACTACCATTGAATGATGCACCACCTGTTCCCTTTATTCTTGCTAATTCTGCCCTTGATGCTGTTCCTGTTCCTGCAAAAAAAACGTGATCATCTCCTGTTGTATATGTTGAATAAACCAATGTTGATGATTCAACACCAAAACCGTAAAATTGAAAATTATTATCTCCTCCGCTAAATAAAACCACCTTTCGTGTTCCTATTGAATTTGGAGTAACTGAAAATAAACCGGCTGCGGATGCATCACCAACTACAAATGATCCTTTAACCCTTGCCCATCCATTTACATCTAATAAATACCCTGCATCTGTGGTTGTGTTTATTAATATTTTTCCTGCAAAATAATTATTGTCTGATGCACCATTTTGATAAATCGCCCATTTGTTTGTTACACTTCCAATTCCACCTGTTGGTGCAATGTTAATTGCATAAGAATTTGAAACATTTACATTAGTATTATTTTGCAAATATAGGCCATGAATTTCTGTTGCTGCATTTACAAATGTTGTATTTATTACTGCTTGATATTGTGATGTTCCTGTGGTAAATGATGTTCCTGAAATCAAAAATTGTCTATCCGTTGTTGGCATCACTCCACCTAATCCTAAACCTGAACGGAAAATTGCACCTGTTCCATCAAAATTGACTGCAAAATTAACCGTGTTTGATGTTTCTGAATTTACAACTTGAAATTGTCTTAAAACTCCATTTGAACCACCGAATCCTAAAGCACGAACGTGATACTGATTGCTTCCTGCTCCTGCTGCTGATGTTGTATTAAACCCCCAATTTGGATCAGCCGAACCAATTGTTCTCAATGTCGCTTTATCTGTTAAACTTGTTACTGCTTGTACAGATATTATGCTACCGGATAAACTTTGATTTCCTAAATCAACTGTTGATGTTGCACCTGAATATGGAACATAACCTGCTAAATTAGGCAATGCAGCAACTGAACCATCTGCCATTAAAACCTGACTTGCTGTGCCGCCATCTTTTACAATAGTTCCATAAACACGCAATCCGGCTGATGTCATTCGGGCAACTTCGGCAATTGTGAAAACTCCATCTGCCTTTGCAAAGAATCTTAAATCAGCACCATAATTTGTTGCTGTTGTGCCAACTAAATTTGACTGAATTGCTGATCCAACAATTCGTGATGAATCATTTTGATTAACAATAAAGGATAAACCCCCAATCAACCCACCATTTGTCGTTGTATTACTTACCGCCTCAAATCCAAACGATGCTGAACCGAATGCCGCCCCACTTAATGTCCTACCATAACCACCCCTGTTTGGTGTCGTGTATGCAATACCAATTGAAATATCTTCATAAATTATCGATGATCCAATGTTGGCAGCCGTAGTCCATTTAGGAATATACCCGGCCGATCCTGAACCTGTCACCGGACTTGATAATGTAGAAACTGAACCATCTGCCATCAAAAATTCCGATGCCGTTCCACCCGATTTGACAAATGTTGTTGCATTAATATTTGCAGCCGTTAAATCCTTATTAAATGTAATTCCGGCCGATGTCATTCGCACAACCTCTAATAAAACCCCATTGTCTGGTTTTACAAAAAATCTTAAATCTGCACCCTGATGCGTTGATGTTGCCCCTGAAATATAGGATTGAATTGCTGATCCAATTCTGCGTGTCGAATCATTCCCTGCAATAACCAATGACAAACCCCCGATTAAACCGCCATTTGTTGTTGATCCTGTTACTGCCTCAAAACCAAATGATGTCGATCCAAAACCTGCACCTGTAAATGCCCGGCCATATGATCCGTAATTTAGCGTGATTGTTCCAAAACCTATATTGGCAGCACTTTCATATAAATTTGATGATGCAATAACTGCTGATGAACCAAATTTAGCAATGTATCCTGCTGTTCCACTTCCTGAAATAATATCACCTGTAATCACGTTCACACTACCATCAGCGCGCAAATATTCATTTGATGTGCCACCTGTTTTAACAAATGATGTCGCTGTAATTCCTGAATAAAATGTCACACCTGATGCAGTCATTCTTGCGATTTCTGCAATTGCTGCATTGTCTGCCTTTACGTAAAATCTTAAATTTGCACCTAAATTTGTTGCCGTAGTTCCAACAACGTTTGATTCAATTTTTGCACCAATTCTGCGTGATGCATCGTTTGAAATTAAAACATAAGCCAACCCACCTAATAATCCGCCATCCGCTGTTGCTCCACTCGCTATTTCATAACCAAATGATGATGCTGCAAATGATGCACCGGTAAATGCCCGGCCATATGCCGAATAATTTACATTTGTAATATTTAATCCAATGCTACCCGATGATTCAAATAATGACGAATTTGTCAAACCGGTTGTTGCATTCCAACTTGTAATATATCCAACTGATCCGCTTCCTGTTAAATATGTATTATTGTCATATGAAACGGTTGTGCCGTCCATTCTTACTAATCCTGTCCCATTTAATTGGTTTTGTTTTGTTGCCAATCCTGCAATGACTGCGTTTACCGATGGATATTTGGTTGCCGATGCAGTCAAATCCGTTGATAAATTAGTCAATAATTGGTATGTACTTGCTGCATCTGCTGTGGTCAAATACGTTGAATTGTCATACGATATTGTCGTGCCTGATGCTTTCACAAATCCTGTGCCATTCAACTGCGCCTGTGGTGTGTAACCTAACAACGTTGCAATGCTTTTATTTTTCCACAATCCTGTGGATGATTCGTAAAATAACCCTTGATTATTGGCTTTGCTTGTAATTAATACATCGTGCAATTCCTCAATTTCAAATCCATTTTGAACGTTTACAAATATTTCACCATTGTTTGATTGTACACGTTTCACAACACCGATGTAAACCATATTAGCCGGTGCAACAGGTTTATTGGCTAAACCAAACAATAATGCACCATTGACACCCAACCAAACAGGATCACCGGCTGTTGCTGTTGATGTATCCAACCCGGCAATTAAACCAAATGTCACGCATTTAACAAAATCATTTGTTGCGCCACCTGTTTCAAGTAAACCAAACGTTTTGGAACTCAATGCCTCACTTGCATTTGATGCCGCCATTACGATCATATTGGTTCCGCTACCACCGGTTGATCCTGAAACATAAACCGCTGTCCCTTTGGCTAATGTTGCGCCTAATTTAACCTCATTTTTAGTTTGTGTGGCATAATTATCAATCCATTGGGCATTGTAATCGGTTGCATCAATTTTGGCCAAAATTTGGCCTGCTGTGCCACCTGTTGGCAAACCTCCCGGCAATGTTGGGAACGTAGCCAATGTGCCATCACCACGAATGTATTGCGAAATTGTACCGGTTGGATTATTGAATTTGGCATTTAATGCCGTTTGTAAATCTGTTTGATTGGACAATGTGCCGGTAATATTACCCCAAATTGCTGCCGTTCCTGCAACCGTCCACGATCTATTTGCACTCAAATCATACGTTGTACCATTGATTGTCAATGTGCGTGTTGTCGGAACCGGTGTGTAACCTAATGCCGTGATGATTTGTGAACTCGTGATGCCGGTCAAATAAGTATTTGAATCCAATGATCCATCAGCCTTTAAAAACTGCGTGGCTAAACCATTAGTGACCTTGTATTTGTATGCTCTTAAAAACCCCTGTGAATCAATAAAAACATTTGATCCGCCACCCAATCCATCTGTGATTTGCTTTTCGCTTGCTGTTAGGATGTCATTGTCAATGGTTTTCAACAATGCTTTGTATGTTTCCGCTACTAATTGACCGGTTAATGATGCCATTTTCTACCTGCTTATTTTTATGCAAGTTAAAAAATAAAAAGCCTCATTTTATAAAACACGTATCCGATAATGATGACCGATTCAAAAAAGATGGTAATAATGGCCCAAGCAGGAACAACATTTTTAATCACCTCTTTATTTAAAATTCGAACATTGTCCGATTTTGACAATTGGTATTTGGATTTGTACACAGATTCGATTGAATCAATGTCAATTTTGGCCTCAATTCTGCCACGTGCTGAACGTAATGTGATTGATCCTTGTGGTATTACAAATTTGGAATAAAAGTCCGTTAAAATGCCCAAAGAATCGCACGGATTTTCAATGATAATTGAATCACTGATTGCCTTTGTTTTGTATATCACATCCGATGTGTGTATGGTATCATATTTAACAATCGTATTTTCTTTAATAATTGTTTTTGATGGTTTGCAACTTGCAAACAAAACAATGGCGATGATTAGGAATTTTTTCATTTTTATATTATTTAACATATAATGTTGGTTACATTTTACATTATGCCCACATTTTGGCAATAATGATGGATATATCCTACAAAATCACATATCCCTGTGAATCTACTTTTTTCGCATTCCACAATGCAAAATATTGCGATGGTGTTTTTCCAAATGCTTTTTGAAAATGTGGTGCATCAGGAAATTTTTTCCAATCACCGCCCCATTCCCAACCGTACTTTTTAAATACGGCTACAACCTCCATCCAATCTGCTTTGCCATCCCCATCAAAATCCTTTTTCATATCCCACGAAACAGATTTGCCATCAATCAAAACGATGTCAATTGCCAATCCGTAATTGTGTAAACTCAAACCCGGTTTTGCCTTTGAAACGATTGGGCCGGGCTTTGTTCTACCCTGTGCATATATTGCCTCTTGTTCTTTGAATGTGCGCAATGTGTGCGTGAATCTGCAAAATGCTTTGCCTCTCAATGCATTCACAATTTCATCATAAATTACGGCAACCTCAGCACGCAATTTTGGATGCACTAATTTGATGCGATCTAATGTGATTTGATCTTTCATTATTCGTTATCTTCTTTCTTTTTTACAGGTTTTCCGTGCTTTAATTTGTGGTTTTCCTCACGCAAATTTTCAATTTCAACCGTTAATTCATCAACCTTTTTGCTCAATTGATCAACTTTTGCCTCCAACTTTTCATTCATTTGGGTAACCATATCAATCACACGTTGGGAATTTTCCAATTGTATTGTACTAATATCTGCATTCTCTTTTCGTTTGCCTACTATCCACGAAATGAATGCCGTAATTGATGATGATACAATGCCAATGATGGCTTCCCTAGTTTCCATTTTAAATTGTTTGTTGGATTTTGTTGCTTATTTCTATTATACCACGAAAATACGTGTGATCACGTTCATCATCCACAATATACGTTGATGACTCCTTTACGCAGGTAAATACATTGAATCCATCCGCA